GCCAACAACAGGCTGGGGAAGCCGCCCAGGCCCATGCTGAAGCCGCCCATGCGCACGGTGAAGCTGAAAAATCTATGGGTGAGGCCGCGGCTAACACTGCCCAGGCCGGGCTGTTCGAGGCCCAGGCCGGTGCCGTACAGCCGCCAGAGGCTCCAGGCTATGGCGGAGAAGTCCAAGGAGGGGTGCAGTAATGCCAATGGGACCCGGTGGCACCGATGTTGACATGAGGACCGGGAGGCCTATAGGTCCGCCGAAGCCCGAGGAACAGCGGGCCAAGACAATGCACCGGTATGAGGCGGCGGTCCAGGATGCTTGGGCCATTTCCGCCGAACTCCACGAGAACAAGGTCATTCTTCGGATTTTCCTGGAGAAGTTCAGGGACCGGCTGGTGGAACTGGCTGACAACGATACCATTTGTCAAGCCCTGGAGGCCCCCATCCGGGCCATCCGGGAAACCTTGGAAGTCAAGCCCGTCATGGCGGAAAGAGAAGCCATCCGCCGGCTGGGCCCGCAGTTAGCACGATTAATATCGGAAACTGACGCCGCCCCATAAGGGATTCCGGCTCAGAATAAAGCAGTACGGTGGCCCGCAAGGATTCCCACCGCAGAAAGGAGAAGGTCATGGCAGGCACAGAGGAAGAAAGGGTTCAAACCGGCCCGGAAAACACGGAGGCGGGGACATTAGCTGAAGATTTCGGCGGACGCCCTGGCTTTCAGATTACCGGTGACCCGGCCATGCCGGAAGATGAACCTGTTCCGGAAGGTGACAAAGAGGAAGGTCCAGTCAGGGAAGTAAAGCCCCCTGCGGCGTCCCCTGAGCGGAAGTACAAGACTCACGAGGAAGCTGAAGCGGGGGCCCGGCAACATCAACGGTTCGCCACCGAAAAGGCTGAAGAGGCGGCCCGGGAAAAAGAGGCTCGGGAAGCCGCAGAGCGCGAACGGGATGAACTCAGGCAAAAGCTGGAAGAATCCTCGAAACCCCCGGATAAGCCTGCCGAAGAACCCGCGGAAACTAAACCCGCCACCCGGGATGAGCAAAAAGCCCGGCTGATGTCGGTGGCCCGGATAGCCAATAGGAAGGCCCTGGAAAAAATCGGGGAACTTGACCGCACCGATCCGGATTACCAGGACCAAGTGGCCGGGGCCTGGGCCGAAGCCAACACCGAAGCTCTCCTCGAAGCCGGCATCGGCGGTGTTTCACCGGAGGCCGTCGGCAAGATGGTCGCCGAGCAGGTCAAGACGACGCTCGCGGCTGAACGAGAAGCCGACAAGGCCACTCGGGAAGAACAGCGCAAGAAGGACGAGGCGGCAGAGGGGGCCCGTATCGAGGCCAAAGCCAAAGAATTGGGGACCAAAGCAGGCCTCGACCTGGCTGACCCCGAATCGGCCGATTCAATCATCTGGGACCGGATGGCCAGGCAAATTCCCCAGGATGTTTATGACAAGGGAACCCTGGAGGCTCAGGTCGAGTGGGTGGCTGCCGAGGTTCGGAAGCGTACCGGCAAGGTGGCCCAAACTGCCGCGGAACGTGAAGAAGTGGCGCGCAAAGCGCAAAGTGAAAACGGCGTCCTCGGAAGAGGCGGCGTTAAACCGACAAAACCGTCTCCGAAAGAAGGAGACCTCGGTTCGCTCGGATCGGATTTCGCTGAAATCCGTCAAGGGCGAACGATGGCATAGGAGGATTTAGTCATGCCTGATGCTTCCAACTGGACATTCGATGCAGAGGTGGGGGTTCAAAAGAACCATCAGATTTCCCAGAAGTTACGGAAAGCTGCCGCCGGAGCCTGCATTGTGGCGCCTTTCGCCCGGGATTATGGGATCGGCTTCAAGGCCCATGCCGGGCAGTATATCAACATTATGCGGGTTGAACGGCTGCCCAACAGCCCCTCTTCCGCTCTGAATGAGTTCAACCGTATCCCCATCCGTAAGCAGGCTTACGGCAATCGCCAGATCAAGGTGATTGAGTACGGGGAAGGCGTTGAGGTCACCAACCTGGCGGAGCAGTTGTCAGTTTTCAACCCCATGGACCAACTGCAGGCTGCGCTGAAAGTGCAGATGGAGGAGGCCCTGGACACGGCGACCGCCAAGGCGTTTATGGACTCCGATGCGGTAATGGTGGTGTTCACCCCCACCAGCTTGACCACCGGTTCCTGGGCCACCGACGGCACCCCGGCTGCCCTGGCCACCGCGGGCCTCACCTTCGATCACTGCTGCATGATCGCCGATTACCTGCGGGACACCATCCATTGCCCGCCGTTTGAAGGTGACAACTTCGTCGGCATCACCTGCAACAAGAATATGCGGTCTCTGAAGAATGATCGGTACTGGCAGGAATGGCACAAGTACCTGTCCAAGGGCGACTTCGTGTTCAAGGGTGAGATGGGCATGACCGAGCGCATCCGGTGGGTCGAGTGCAATCGTGCCCTGGCCTTCTCCAATGTGGCCGGCAATTCCGCCTACCTGGGTGAAGGCGTGGTCTTCGGGGACGAGGCGGTAGCCCGCCTGGAAGCCGAAACCCCACACCTGCGCTACGACGCCAACTATAGCGGTGATTTCGGCCGCATGAAGGCGGCGGCGTGGTACGGGATTCTCGGGTTCGGCTCGGTCTACGACGTGCCCGATGACGGTTGGGCCAAGATCATTCGCATCGGCTCTCTGTAAGCCGGTGCTGAAACAGGAATCAGGAGGAAAAGAATATGCCTTACTCCCAAGACGATCATTACCTGGTGAATAGCTCCGGCGACGACCATGGGATGGCTACGGCCATCGAAATGGAAGCGGCTGTCGGGGCCATTCTCACCAAGAGCTTTGAGCAACCCATCACCGTGACTCGGTTCGGCTACAGAGTTACCGAGTTGTTCCAGTACCACACCAAGACCACGCAGGGTGTCCTGGGTATTTATAAGTACCCGGGGGGCGTCGCGGCCAACAAGGTGCTCCTGGGAACCATCACCCTGTTGGATGGCGATGCCGTGGGGGACTGCCCCTTCGTGGACCTGGACAACAAGCCTGTGGCGGCGGTGGCGCCTTACACCGGCCTGGTCCCCTACGGCACCTGTGACCTGCAGGCCGGCGACCAGGTGGTGATAGAGATCATCACCCAGGGTGTGGGTGATGCCTATGTCCTCGGCGCATTTCAGCCGTTCTTCTGTTATCACCCCCGGGCGGAAGATGCGGGCAACCAGCCGCACATGATCGACCGGACCCCGGAGAAGACCGCTGTGGCTTGGAATGTCGCCGTGGCTGAAACCGGAGATAACCCTTAATCGAGACACCTAACCCTGCGGCCCCCGGTGCTTGACTTGGCCGGGGGCTGATTTGGAGGACATGAACATGGCTGACCTGGCCAAAACTGATGTCACTGTAACCCTAAGCCCCCTGGCGCGGTTCTCCCCGCCCCTGCCCGTTTCGTTGAGCTTCCCGGTGGTAGCCTTCGGGAACGGTGTCAAGACTTACCCGACCCATGGCGTCCCCATGCCAGATGGTTTGTTCGGCATGAAACAGGCCGTCGGTTATGTGCCGCCGGTCTTTGCTTCGGGATATGTGTGCGTCTATGACGCGACCTACAACACCATCAGGATTTACCAGTGCGCTGGCGCTGGTGCCCCCCTGGTGGAACTCGGCCATGTGGCCGTCCCCGCCCTCAGCATGATGCTGTTCGTGGTGGGTGAATAACCCAAATTCAAAGGAAGATAGGTTTTTTAATGGCCCAATTTATCGGAACCAAGAATTACGGCGTGATCGAGGTAGACCGCAGTTGGCAGGTGGCACAAAAGAACGGCCCGGAAGGTGAGCCAATCCAGCAAGGCGGACATGTCGCCCTCCTGGTCAACGGGGCCTACTGTCACATGAGCGGTCTGCCCATCAATTCCCCGGACGAACTCCGCTCCGTTTTCTGTGATTATCAGGGCAATATCATCCGGGGAATGGAAATGGTTTTGGCCGATTCCTTGGAATGGTTCGAGCATCGCCATGAAAACGAAGCGGCGGCAATCCCGGAAATCAGCTTCGATGCCAATGGGTTCCCCAAGTATGCGGACGGAACCTACTTGGCCACGGAGGATGAAATCTATCAATGCCTGAAGCCGGGCCCCGTCATGACGGCCGCCATCGTAGGATTGGCCGAACGGCGCAAGGTTTTGATAGAGACCGAGGCCGCCCAACCGGTCTTTGCGCCGGCAATACCCCCGCCGACTCAGGAGCACGAGGTAGCGCAACCGGTCCAGGCTAAGGACGAGAAAAAGCCTCATCCCTTGTGGACCAGAAAGGGGAAGGGCGGCAAAAAGTCTGCGGGTAAAGGAAAGGCCAGCACCCCCAAAACCTCCACTGTCGCCCCAGCCCAGGCGGCCCAGGTGACGGCGTAGGCCATGTCCGAGTATATCGTCCACTGCCCGAATCCGCAGTGTGGGATAGTTTTTAAGCCCGACCCGCGGATTTATCGGGAAGGAGATAAGCGATGTCCCAAGTGCGGGGCTGATCTTTCTCAACCCCCACCTTCAATAAGGAGGCATGATGAATCTTGAGACTTTGGAAGCGGCTCTGGCAGAAGTGGTAAAAGACGATCAATTGGCCCTGAGCTTCGCCCAGAATCTCAACGATAGCATCCTTGAGTTAGCCGGCGACTTCGAGTTGCCGGCTCTCAAGCTGCTGGACCCCGTTCCATTGACGGTGGACGACTCCAAGTGGCTCTGGCTTATGCCGGACAGCTTTCACAAGAAACTTTTCATGGTGCGCAACGGTAGCCTGACGCCCTGGGGCCACGTCCACATCCATCATGACATCGAGGATCTGAATCGGCGGAACCCGGAACATGACACCACGGCTGCCAATGTGAGCACGGTGGCCACGGGTATGCAGGGGGAAGATTGGTATCTAGGCATCCGCCCATTGCCTCTGACTCAAAACATTCTGCAGCTTTGGTTCTATCGGAAGCCCGCCATCTTGGTGAAACCGGCCGATGTGCCTGACTGCATCCCTCCTGAGTACCATTACCGGGTGATCGTGGTCAAAACCGTCCTCAAAAACTTCCGGACATTCACGGATGCTATTGAGGACGGCCCCATGAAGAGCATCATCTATTGGGAAGAACTGTATCGCCGTGGGCTTTACGGTGAATCCCGGGGAGACATCGGCCTGGTCAATTATCTCGCCAAGCTCAGGGGTGGCCCCCGGCGCCATGGTGGGAGTGACCCAATAGGTCCTGGGAGATTCTATAGTGGCCGCGACAATTGATAGAAAGTTCAAGATCGGGGAACCGGTCACTGCCTACGGCTTTAAAGGCATGAACAACCTTCCGGAAGCCGCGGCTAAATTGCTGGACCGTGAGCGGCAGATCACGCCCCAGATTATCCTCAACGCCGATGTGACTGACGGCGGGGTGATCCGGGTGCGGGGCGGGTATGTGCTGACCAAGGCCCTTACTAATTGCCATTCCCTCGCGGGGGAAGAGCGGGGTCTGAGCGTCATGCTCATCGTGGCGGATGGAGTCACTT